CAGTTCTTGGTCGATGGCCGATTTTGCCGATTCATACTTCGCTGTCTCGGCATTTTCCTTTTCTATCCTTTCTTCCTGGATTACGGCAATTTTAGCATCCTTGCTTTGTTTGAGCAAATCTAATTCGTTTGCATGAGATGCCTCTAGGTCGGATTTCTTCTTTGCAAATTCTTCGTCTGCAAGCGTTTTCTTTTCCTCGGCATTTTCTTTTGCGAAAAGTATTTCTTCGCGCAAAGCCCATTTCTTTATTTCAAGTTCCTGGTCTGCTGCATTCTTTATCATTTCTTGAATTAATTCTTCGCGTTCCGCAATCAATGCCTGCTTTGCTGCGGAATCCTCTTCGGCTGCTATTAAGTCCTCTAACTCAATTGCCCGACGTTCTTCTCGTGCTTTCCTGTCAAGAGCAACCTCTTCCGCAGATGCGCCCTCCAATAATTTGATCTGATCTTCAATGAGCCCTATGGTTAAATCAGTTTCCCTGTCAATCCTGGACTGTTCTCTCTTTAATTCCTCATTCAGTAATCCGATTTTTTCATCATGCGCTTTTTTTGCCGCTTCGATTTCCTTGTTATATGCATCTATGACTATCTGTGACCGTGACTGGACAGTTTCAACTACTACGCCATACTCCTGCTGAATGAGGTCGATGGATTTATTATATGATTTTTCAAGTTCGGATTGTCTTTCTTTAATACCATCTCTTATTGCCTTTTCCTTTTTGCTGGCCTCTTTAACTTCCGTATCATATTCATCCAAAATGATTTTCAACCGATTATCCGATGCAGTTTCTTCATCCGCAAGCCTTCTATTTATTGATTCAATTTGTGCGGAATGAACCTTATCGATTTCGGCCATTTCAATTTCTGCCGCTTTCCTGTATCCCTCAGCCAATGCGTCTGCCATTTTGGAAGCTTCTCTGCTTGCCGCAGTGCATTGATATATTATTAAACCAGCTGCCGTTGCAATTGCTGCAAGACCCCAAATAATAGGATTTGCTGTTAAAAATGAAAATGCGGTAGTTAGTACTTGTACTCCGGTCGCCAGTTTTCCTATTAAAATAAGCAATGGCCCAATGGCCGCAACCATCAAAGCAATATTAGTTACCATGGATTTCGTTTCAGGAGATAAACCAGCAAACCACCTTTGTAAATTCCTAACCTGTTCAATAACTTTTGGCAATATATCTTTTGCCAATGTTTCAAATATCGGTTTTACCATATCCGCCAATGCGGTTTTTGCTGTATCTGCCAAAGTAGACATTTGACCGGCAAATGTTTTTGAACCTTTTTCCATTGCATTGTAAAAACGCCCACCTTCAGACGTAGCCTCTATAAACGCATCCGATACCATGTCGGAACTAATTGCGCCTTCCTCCATTTTTTTCTTTAACTCAGTCATGCTTTTTCCAGTTTTTTCACTAATGATCTGCAACGGATTAAACCCAGCATTGACAAGTTGCAATAAGTCCTGCCCCATTAACCGGCCAGTGCTTTGTATTTGCGCAAATGCAAGCGTTAATGACTTGAACCTTTCCTCATTGCCCATTGATATATCCCCAAGCATTTTTAGCGAGGGCATAACGTCACTGGCCGACATGCCAAAGGAAAGTAATTGTTGTGCGCTATCGGCAAGCCCTTGCATTTGAAACGGCGTACTGTCGGCAAATGATTTCAAATCCGCAACCATATTTTTTGCAGATTCCGCGCTTCCCAACATAACTTCGAAATTGCTTGTAGTTGCCTCCATTGCGCTGTTGAATTGAACGCCTGCGCCTATTGCGGCCATAATAGGAGCCGTTACCGCCGTAGACATTGCCTTTCCCATTGAAACCATTTTTTCCCCGGCTTTCTTAATTTTTTCTCCGGCAACTTCCATATAATTTGCAAAGTTTTTTAACGGAGTCAACCCTCCGCCTACTTCATTATTAAGTTTTGCCTGCTGAATTTGTAGATTAAGCAAACTATTCTTGTACTTTAGTGCCTGCGCTGAATTTTCGCCGTACTTTTTTGCAACCTTGTCATATTCCTCCTTTGTTTTGGTGACTTCTGCGGATAATACTTTTTGTGTTTCGGCATTTGCCTTGGCTTGCTTAGTCAGTCCAGCCAGACTATCAGCGGTCTTTTTATTCTCCACCATCCAGAGTTCCATTTCCTTTTTAATGGTAGCCGTTTCCTGTTTGGCTATCTGGATAGACTTCTGATAACTTGATGCGTCCAAGACAAGTTTAGTCAGCATTGTTCTGTCCACTTAAATCACCCCCTGAAACTTTGATCTATGCCGTCAGATATAATCTGCTCCGTTTTTTGATAGGCTTCTTCTTTGGATTCATCGAACGCTGGTCGCATCCATGAGCGGGCGGGTTCCCTGCTTGTTCCATATTCCGAGAATTTACCATAGTAACTTTTTGTGATATCGCCCTTGCCTGGTCCGACAACTTGCGAGTAATATCCACTTGTCTTCCTGACCTTACCTATCTTGATGTTTTTCTGTAATTCCCCTGACCGCCTATGCAGGACTTGATAGACTTTACGTTTCATGGTTTTCAGTATGATGTCTGCCCCTGCGTCAAGCCCTGCTTTAGCAATTTTTTCCCCGTCTTTGTCCATGCGATCTAAAGTGTCAATCATTTCCTGAAATCCTTTTAAATCAAGACTTATTTCATCCATGCCGCCTCCATAGCAGGGGCTTATAACCCCTGCTTTTGTCTTTGCCATTCGATTTCTTCTTGCCGCAGCAAAAAATAGGCACACCAGTCCGTGAGTTCTTCGGATGACATCCTTTCGAGCAGTTCGCCCACTGGCATTTTAAGTTCTAATGCTAACCTGTGGTAGAATCTTCGCTCCGGACTGGCTTCGAGTTTTTTGCTGCTTCCTCAACAGATTTTGGCGCAAGAGAATTGAGTTTCAAAGATTCCTGGTAGATTTCCTGTATTGCGTCCGCGTCCAGTTCCCCGATTAGTTCAAGCTCACCGTCTGTAAACATTCTTTCCCCGGTTTCGTTACACAAGCTTAAAACTACAACCAGGCTCATGTTGTCAAAAATTCTGTCATATTTTACGTCAATGTTTTCGCCATTTACAGATATGGAGGCTTGCAAAAACTTTGCCCGATCTTTACCAGACCATTTTCTGATAAAAACTTTTCCAATAGTTGTTTCAATTTCTTTTACGCCAAAATTTCTTGAATTGAGAATTTCTTCCCTTGTCATATTAATCCCCCTATACTACTGTAGTCGAGGTTACGCCACCGCTGACGACAAACCCCGCCGAATATGTCCATGCGCCCGAAATGCTTTGTTTCGGCTCGTAAGACGTAACAAAACACTCACCCTTTTTCAAAATTCCGTTTGTTGCTGTCGAGTATGGGTAGTACTCGAAAGACTTTGTATCCGAGCTTCCGACAATCGCCGAGAGCACTGGGTCAACCACTGTTGATAAAGTGCCCGAAATGGAACCGTTTGCACTTTTTAACCCCGTGATATACTGTTTTGCTGTGTCGCCGAATCCTGTGACTTCCACTGTGTCAGCAGATTGCGGAAGTGAAACATCCGTCATGCCGGTGGAAACGTCCGCCAAAGTCCCCGCAGAATTGTCGATAAAAAACTTGCCTGCTTTGCCATGATAAAAACTCATAAAATCAGCCCCTTTCTAAAATTGCGATGATCTGTTTATTGCTACGCCAAAAGTGCAACTTGCTGTTAACGTGCATGATGCTTTAACGTACCTCCGTATTTCTCCAGTGATAGCCACCCTCTGAGCTGATGCGCCCAAGGGAGCCGTAGCAAATGTGACCACTGTTTCCCAACTCGACCCGTCGGAAGAATGGTCAATGACAATTGCTGCGTCCGATGTAGCCGTTGCTGACACATGCAAATATCCCGCGCCGCCATTGGTTGATTTTGCTGTATTATCCAATGCTGCACCGCTGCTTGATGCCGTTGCGGCTGTTACTGCCCGAACGCATTTTAAAGATTCTGCGCCATAATTTGACTGGCAAGCAACCGCAAGCCTGACTGCGCCGGAAATGGAACCTTTGATTTCTCTGCTGGTTCCATAACCTTTTAATCCGTATCCTTTTGTCCCTGCGCTCTCGCTGGCGGGATACCATACCCACACGTTTTCAGATGCCGATAAGACATCGTCAAGAAACTGATCAACCTCCGATGTGGAGTTTGCCCCAAATCCTTCCGCCTGTAATGTCGCAGTTTTCAATCCCATGACATATTTTTTTGCCGTGTCGCCAAATGTCGTAACCTCCGCCGTGTCAGCGGATTGCGGAACGCTAATGGCATCGAGATACGTTGACATTTGATTCCCATTTAAATAAATCTCTGCTACTTTGCCATGATAAAAGCTCATTTTCTCACCTCCCGGAGCAAAAAATAAGACGCTCTAGTGAACGTCTACCTGCCAGAATCTATGCTTTGTCCGCTTTACATTGACTCGCTTCTTTTGAAGCTTTTTGTAAACTTCTTTATTAATTCTTTTCATCTATTCCTCCGTATGCCAGATAATCAGGTCGACAATCTTTCCGTATCGTCCAGTGTCGTCTTCGTAAGAGTCAGGTCCCTCGTCAAATTCGATATTTTTGACTTCAACGCTACCCATTGTCTGATTCATGTAGTTTTGTGTTGCTGCCCGAATTTGTTCCACAATCGCCGAAACATCCGCATATTTCAATGCCCATGCGGTAGCCTGTATCCGAGACTGCACTCCGATATCGGCAGTAAAGCCCGTCATGCGTATACCATCGATTTTCTGCAATACAACCGCCGGAAGTTTTGGATCTTGCGGAAGATTCAAAAAATAAATCCGGTTTGAGACTAATGCAATCAAACCGGACTGTGTTAAAAGATAGGCCATGAGTGCTTCTTCGATTACCATTACACCACTTCCTTAGCTGCAATAAAAATTTCGCGTGATTCCTCATAAAGATTTAGCACTGCCAAAAATTGCAAATTTCTGTTTTTATATTTTATCCTCATGCGTTCATCGATCCCCAACCTATACCTCATTCTGATTTTATATGTTGCTTCACTCACTCTTTGCTGTTGTAGCCATTTCTCAGAGCCTGAAATAGGTTCGATGCTGCACCAAACATTTACATGATCTACCCAGGTTTCTATTTCCTCGCCGAAGCTATTTTTTGATAATGCGGGATACTGGATTGTAACATATTTATTTAAATCTCCTGCTCTCATTAAAACCACACCCTTTTATTTGTCAATAATCGCCTTGCTGCCAGCGGAATTTCTTTGAGTTCTCCATATTTTGTGTCTCTGGAATTCTCCCGGTTTTCATAAAGATCGCCGGTGATTAATAACATGGCTTGTTTTATAACTTTCGGAACATTAGTTGATGCTCCATAGCCGGCGACATATTCGATGTTTATGGGGTTCATGGGATGCAAAGTTACCGACGGCCAACTTCCGTCATATGGCAAGATCACCCGTCCCGGCTCTGAATTAGTGTCAACGGTATAACTATCCGTACTTAGGGTATACTCGGTTCCGTCACAATCTGTATATTTTATAGAGGCAACTGAAACCAATGGGGCATATGGAATTTTGATATGATCTTTTCGCGGCCATTCATCAAGATAGTAGTTCCACGTTTGAGTTATCAGTCTTCTCCCGATATGTCCCTCGGTGATATCTCTTGCCACTGTGATAAGACTTTCCAAGTAAGTATCCTCTGCTGATTCCGGCCCATATTCCAGAATATTCACGCCATAAACAGCGTCCCCCGCCACCGTAGCACACGCGCGTACGTATTGCTTTGTGCCCGTGTACTCCTTTTCAATGATGATATTTTGGTTGTCCGTTGATAAACTTGTAAAAGTGCTGCCGACAACATCCGCATAAGTAATATCATCATCCGATTCCTCCAGGTGAATGTCCACTGTTCCGGCACTTACTACACCAGCTACCGCACAAGCAATAACCGAATTTCCTGTTATATCAACACCGGTTCCCGTGGACGTTCCCGTTGAATATGAAGCTATATTAATTGACGGTGTTTCGGTAATTGAATCCGAGATAGTGCCGGAATCAATTTTCAGGTGAGATTTTATATCCGCAACCGATACGGGTTCCTCTGCCGGCTCTGTCTTAATTTTCAACGCCCATCTATCAGGAAACATAGTATCACCTCTTTCCGGGTTTACGTCCTGCGGGCTTTGATATGACCGCTTTTTCCGGTGCGCTTATAACTGCGGATTCGCTTAGTCTTTCAATTGGTTTTTCACTGATTATTTCGATCAATTCAGCCTGCCCGGAGTCAATAAGATATTTTCCGATGGCGTCCATGACTTCTACGGTTTCCCCAATTCTTCGGTTTATGCCCGGAGCCATCCATCTTGTTTTTAATTTGACTTTATACATTTTTATTACCTCCTTATATTTCGTACTGTCCGCTTATAACAACCGTAACCGTAGTTGCATCTGTTGCTGCTGAAAATGATCTAAAAGTAATACCTCCGCTATCATCATCTAAATAAGCAATTGGATTACTATAAGTTGTATCAACTAACTCATAGGCCGAAAAAGCTATTATGCTATTATTGTCTTTTGCTGTAACGGGAAGGCTAATGGAAAGTTGAGTAGCTCCATTACCATCTGCACTTGTTGTCATAAAATTAAAGAAGCATGTATTACCAATAATCACATATCTTGCTACTGTTGTGATAGAAGCAGGATCAGCAGTAGTCCATGTCAATGTAGGAGTCCAGGCTTGCCAAGTAAAGTTAGTCTTTGCTACAATATAACTATTTAAATCGTCAACCTTTTCATCCACTATTACGATCATATCTGTGTTGCCTTCGACCGCTGCCTTAATATTGAGCGGGTATGAATAAATAAGATCGGGCAATGTCGAAAGTTCGCTTGCGTAATACCTTTCATATGCCACTACATCCCCATCACTGAATCCTGTGCTGGTGAATGTCGTTAGCCCTCCTGCAATGGTTACGGTAGCCAAAGCAATGTCTGTATAGGTTTTACTATTATCATCATTAATTGTTACTTTTTGCAGCTTCACAAACTCATTTGCTGCCGTGGTTGAACGGAATGGAATTGTAACATCAGGTATGGTCACGCCACTGCTATAAACCACTTCGTGCTTTACAATATTTTCCACAATAATTGAACCGTTCGGTTCAGCAATCAAAACCTGCGGGTCAACATACGTAATTACCGGTTCTGCCAGTTGATAATTTAGCGTAGTTACGTTATAATCAGTAAGAAAACTTGCCCGTGCTGCTGCTATATCTGCATACGTGCCGAGGGGAACAATGAAAAATACTTTGCCAGATGAAGAGCTTATACAGAATTTTCCCCTACTGGCCACATCGTCCCGAGCATCATAAGATACTTCCGTCATACCATTGATACTAAAGTTGCCGATAGCCGCAGCTCCACCAAGAGTTACTTTCTGATTAGTCATCAACTTTAATATTATGATTTGATTATTTGTTGCTGTAGTTGTTACAGATTCGAGGTCAGCGCTCAATACGGTATAATCATCACTTACGTTCTGCGTCCTTCTCCCCGCATCCGTCCCACTGACGATAACTTCATCTTTAGTGCCGTTGGGGAGGGAGTTGCCGATGTCAGCGATGTAGGCATTTTTATGAGTGTGAACTACATAAGTAACTGCGGTTGAACCTTCTGACAACATGAAATCCTTAATTGAGTAAGTTCCCGCAGCATTGTTTGTATGCACTGCTATACCATAATCTGCATTCGCAGGAGATGTGCCTGTTACGTAATTTACACCTATTCCAGTTGCATTACTAATCAGTGTACCAGATACATCATACCAGTTAATACTATTACGTTGAACTCCTATTGTTACTGGAGTATATGACGCATAATATGCTTGATTTGGTTTTGCTTTAAATTTAAATCCAATACCTGTAAATCCAGTTGTATCCGTAAAAGTTATTGTATGTGTTGTGGGATCGTATGAGTAAGCTGATATTCTCGTAGCATCAATTGGGAGTCCATATCTTGCACCAATTACCTTTCTTTCAATATCTGCAATATTTACTCCTGTCGCTTGCCCACGGAAGCTAAGTGTAGACTTAGTGCCATTAATATAATTGAACCTAACATCACCTAAAGCAGCCGTTGTTACAATAGCAACTAAACCCGCAGCAGTAAGGTCAATAATCATTACACCATCAATATACACAGTTGCAACTTGATTAGTCCACGCTAGTCCCATACAAATAGTTGACCCAGTTGGAGTAAACAAACTAGACGCTTTACCCCAATTAGTTGGTATAGTTAGTTCAACATCATCAGCAGCATTATAAGTTATACCTGCACCATATGATATTTTCCATTTATTTGAATATCCTATGATGGTGTCAACTTTACCATATAATGAAATATAATATACATGTCCAGCAACCACATTTATAGTTTTTGTATACCCATTTAGATCACTTATTCCCCCAATAAATTTTTGAGAGTAAGTTCCATAAATTTTATCTGTGCTTAGACTAGCAGTTCCACTCAAACTGTTCTTAGTCCATCCATCTGCTAATCCATCAGCGTTTGT